AACGTCAAGTATTTCTATTCGGATGTGGATATGTTGACTTCGCCTGGCAAAGACATTGTGATGCCTGAAGCGGAAGTTAACTTTGTTATAGATACAGACACGTTGAATCGAATCAAGAAAGCAGCTGCTGTTCTTGGTCATGCCGAAGTATCAATCACATCAAGTAATGGTGCGGTGACACTGAGTGTTATTGACAGTAAAGATTCGACATCGAATGCTTTCTCTATTGACGTAGAGGGAGACTATCCTGAAGGAGTTGATTTCAACTTTGTTTTGAACGTCAACAACATTAAGGTTGTAAACGAAGACTTTGCGGTTTCTATTTCTTCGAAACTTATTTCGAGGTGGAAGTCTCAACAGTCAGCGATTGAATATTTTATTGCACTTGAAAAATCATCAACTTATGGAGCATAAAGATGGCAAAAGCAGAAAAAGACCACAGTGAGATTTACGACTTGGCAAACCGTGTCGCCCGTTCTACAGTAGCGGTAGTTGATACAGTTGTCCAACGTGGTGGATTCAAAGGTGAGGAACTATCAACGATTGGTCAACTTCGTGACCAAGCGGTTCAAATTGTGCAACTGTGTGAACAGTTCCAAGGCGAACAAGGTGTTGACAACGAATAACATTCTGTGTTATAATACCTTTGATTGGATGGGGACTCCAAAGTCCCCTCACTTTTTTATTATGGAGACGTTATGTCTAATGACTTTTTATGGGTGGAAAAATATCGTCCTCGCACTGTCGAGGAAACTATTCTTCCCAATACACTAAAATATACCTTTCAGAAGATTGTAGAAGGCGGTGAACTGCCGAATATGATGTTCACTGGAACTGCGGGTCTTGGTAAGACCACGGTTGCCCGTGCAATCTGCAATCAATTGAACCTAGACTATATTGTCATCAACGGTTCTGAAGAAGGTAACATCGATACCCTTCGGGGTAAAATCAAACAGTTCGCCTCATCGGTTTCTCTCTCAGGTGGTTACAAAGTAGTCATCCTAGATGAGGCGGATTACCTTAATCCACAATCAACTCAACCCGCACTGCGTGGATTCATAGAGGAGTTTGCGGATAACTGTCGATTCATTCTTACTTGTAACTTCAAGAATCGTGTCATCGAACCGTTGCATTCTCGTTGCGGTATCTATGAGTTCAATACTACCAAACGTGACATGGCGATTCTGTGTGGTCAGTTCATGAAACGACTACAGACCATTCTTGCAGAAGAAGGTATATCCTACAATCCTAAAACCATTGCGGGTCTGATTGAGAAACATGCTCCTGATTGGAGACGTGTTCTTAACGAAGCACAACGTGGTTCTATCGGTGGTAATATTGACACTGCAATTATCATTAATGACGAAAATGATAACTACAATGACCTGTTCAAGGCACTCAAGGAGAAAGACTTCAAGAAGATGCGTAGGTGGGTAGTCAACAATATGGACATTGAACCCGCAGCTATGTTTCGTGGTATCTATGATGCAATGGACGGTAAAGTCGCACCTCAGTCGATTCCACAACTCGTATTGATTCTCGCTGATTATCAATACAAGAATGCATTCGTAGCAGACCATGAACTTAACATGGTTGCATGTCTGACCGAAATCATGGCAAATGTGGAGTTCGTATGAAGGCAAACAGTAAACTAAACAAAGGTATTCATTGGACTACACGTGTATCCGAAAAGATACTACTTGGTGCAATTGGTATTCTGACCGCAATCGCAAGTGCGGAACAGATATACATCATGTATATTAAATGGTCTATTGAACTTGCGGATTTATTTTTATTGTTTATCTATGCAGAGGTGATTGGAATGGTAGGTGCATTCTATACGAGTCATCGTATTCCTGTAACACTACCAATCATTGTTGCTATGACCGCTTTGTGTCGTTTGATTGTCTTGCATAGTAAAGAGATGGATTCTATTCAACTACTTGCAGAGTCAGGTGCGATTTTGATTCTTGCTGGTGCAGCCTATCTCATGTCATTGAAGGACAAGTTAAGTCTTGAGAAACTTGCAATGAGGGATGACACAGAATGAATCATTGGACAGACCAAATATACGTATCAATGAATGCGGGACAAAGACAAATCGCAGATGTGATTGAGTCACGACTTGCTGACCACTATGTCAGTCGGGGTGGTGAACATGCACGGTCAGTTCGAACTATCGAAGATGTAAGTTTCAATAACAAACTTATTGATATCAAAACAAGAGACATTAATCGTAAGTTCTCTATGCCTAATCTTATTTCGATTGCAAGACTGCGTAAGAATAAAGACAAGAACATCATGTATCACTTTGTTGATTATGAGATTACAAAAGAGATTGAAGAACTTCAGGAAGCAAAGATTGAAATTCGCAATCAGACTATAATAAATATTTGGGATATTGATTGGTCTGTTCTGAAGATACAAAACCTCGGAAAGGGTCAACTACAGTTATGTGGTGTAACTGACTATGAAAATATTCCCGTGTGGAAGTGGACGAAAGAAGATTGGTTTGACCGTTTAGATAATGAGATTGCAAACTTCTATCGTAAACAAATCAAAAAATTTGAATTGATGTTGAAAGATTTAGAAGATGAATAAAGTTTGGACAATTTGGAAATACGCAATCGGTTCGTTCTCTGATGAGAAGACCGAAAACTATGATGACTATGTTGCGATTGTTCGCACCATCATTATTGGTGTAAACTTTGTGACGTGTTTCTTTATTATGGCAAACGCAGTGAGACATTGGTAATGGTAAGTAAATGGGATGTCGCACACATGAAAGCTGCTAATGTTTATTCGCAGTTGTCTTCTGCTAAAAGGAGACAAGTTGGTTGTGTGATTGTCAAAGACCATCGTATTATCTCTATTGGATATAATGGGATGCCAAGTGGTTGGGATAATGAATGTGAGTATGAAGGTGAATATACTTCTCATGCACCTTGGCCCAATCTGATTACTAAACCCGAAGTATTACACGCAGAGACCAATGCAATTGCTAAGGTCGCAAAGTCTTCGGAAAGTAGTCGTGGTTCTTCCCTATATACTACTGACGCTCCCTGTTTGGATTGTGCAAAACTAATTCATCAAGCGGGGATTGTCGAGGTCTTTTATGAAGAAGACTATAGAGATAATTCGGGGTTGACTTTCCTTGAGGAATGTGGTATAACTGTTACCCAAATGAATTTTATTGAGGATTCTGATTATGAACCCGTTTGATTATGTGAATGCGATTAACTATTCTAAGAAAGACATAATGGAAACACCCGAAGATGAGACTGCATACACTCCTTTTGTTGTTAACCGTTCCCTTTCTTATTTTGCTGATACTGTTGGTATCGCAAATGAAATGAACCGATATCATCACCTTGATAACCGTCTACAATTTTCATTTCTTATAAATATAATTAGGAAACGAAAACGTTTCTCTAAATGGGTAAAACCCGAATTAGAAAATGATGTTGATGTGGTGAAAGAATACTATGGATATAGCAACGAGAAAGCAAGACAAGTTATTTCTCTTCTTACCCCAACTCAACTTAAATCATTAAAAGATAAGGTGAATAAAGGTGGAAGAAAATAATAATCAAGTATCATGGACGCCAGCAAACATGCTGGAAGTATCCTTAAACGAACCCGATGATTTTTTGAAAGTAAGGGAAACTCTTACTCGAATCGGCGTGGCATCACGTAAAGAAAAGAAACTGTTTCAGTCGTGTCATATTCTGCACAAGCAGGGTAGATACTTCATCGTGCATTTCAAAGAACTCTTTATGTTAGATGGTAAGAAAGCAAACCTAGAACAGACAGACGTTGAAAGACGTAATACAATCGCAACTCTGTTGTCTGATTGGGGATTAGTTTCTATCGAGAATCCGTCAGTCGCAAAGGAATGTGCTCCGCTTAGAACAATTAAAATCATTGGTTATCGTGACAAAGAACAATGGGAACTATGTCCAAAATATTCTATTGGTAATAAATAATTTATGTTTGACGGTTGGTATGATGTCTTCGCTAATAACGTAGACAGAATTCGTGATAAGAAAGTATTTTGGGGACGTAGTAACGACCCCGCTTTCAAGACCTATGGGTGGAATGATATCATTGATATGGTAGACACTCATCCTCAAGAACTATATGATTGGAATAGAGAAAAACAACGTCTTGGATTGAATTCATTTCATCAAAGAGGTTCTGCACCTGTGTTCGCAAAAAATATTGTGAGTGCCATGCAGAAGTTTTTCATTGATGACCACATCGACAAATTACGCAAAGACGAATACGACAAAGGCCCGCAACAGATTACTAATATCTCGTTTATTGGTTTTGGTCAATACTCAGGTTCGTATCCTAGACACAAAGATAGTATGGATGTATTCCTAGTTCAAGTTCTGAATAACTGTAAGATTACTGTCGGATATACCGAAGAACCATCCAACGAAGATATGATTGAGGTCATGAAGCCAGGCAATATGATATGGTTACCACGAGGAACATGGCATCAACTTGAACCTACTGTTTCGAGAACAACATTCTCGTTTGGTGTGGAGGGTGACTTTGACCCAGCGGATTACGTCTAACGTTTACCTTGACCACGATATTTTTTGAAAGAACGTTTGCGGTTCTTATTCATCGTTGCCATGGATTTAGGTCTTCGACCTATAGACGTTCCCTTTTTGATGGGGGTGTGTGCTTTTACTATTTTTACTGTGCGTGCCATTAAACTTCCCTTCACGCTTCACTTTCATGAATTCTTGCGCTTTTAATAATATTCTATAATGTTCTGTCCTCTTTTTGTCTGAAAAAGTTAACATTTTTCTTGACTTTCGCTTGACTTTTAGATTATAATACTTATATATATACTATAGAACATGCCGAAGGTTCGGGTGTTCTGTTAACCTTGCTTAATTTTTAGGAGGAAATGATATGACAAAAATAGGCAACACGCTATTCCCACGTGCATCTTTTATTGGGTTTGACCACTTGTTTGAAGAGTTGCAACACGCAACAGTTCATGCACATGACCACTATCCACCTCACAATATTGTGAAAGTCTCCGATGAGGAGTATCTCATTGAAGTAGCGGTAGCGGGATTCAGTAAAGACGAAGTGACAGTAGAACAGAAAGAACGTTCTGTTATTATTACTGGCGCACATGAGAGTAAAGGAAGGGAAGTAATTCATCGTGGAATCTCTACGAAGAAATTCAAAAGAACCTTCCGTCTATCCGAGTATGTCCAAGTAGACGGAGCATCTCTAAAGGATGGTATTCTTGCAATTACATTGAAGTTAGAAATCCCCGAAGAGAAGCGTCCTCGTTCAATTAAAATTAATTAATCGAGGAAACTTTTAATGAAAGACTTAGATATAGATACCGTTGCAAACTTGGGCTTATTTGTAGGAACGATGGTGCTCATGCTCATCATTCTTGCGCCCTTGACGCAACCACTCATCTAAACCAAGGCGTAGGGGGAGCAATCCCCCTACATATTATTATGAAACCAATGATAGCATACCAAATAGTTGACTTCAACAATCCTGTTTCTGTTGAGTATCACCAACTATCCAAAGACAGTTTTCGTCCCGCCATTGAGAAGGGACTCATTTCTGAAATTAAAGGGGTGCAATGCATAACACCTGATACTCTTCCTGAATACGAACACATGTTCAATTGGCGAAGAGACCTGACATTCATGAAAAATATGAATGGTGATATCACAGATAGTGAGAAGGCAGGAAATATTTCTCATTGGTTACTCATGAAACAACAGAGTGATACTGATGAACGTTTCTTTATTATGGAACATGATGCATTCCTATTGAATAGTTTCAAGTTTAAGAAAGCAATGGACTTCATGTTAACTCATGATTTGTGTTATGCTAATCTTGGTCTGTTTATGTCTTGTTATTCATATAATACAGATACAGCTGCATACTGTTGGAAGTTGTTGACCAAAGGTGCATTCCCAATCAACTGTGGCCCATACGGAGTTGCAGAACGATTATACAAAACATATGCTGACCGTGTTATGAAACCTAATAATTATTATGGTAGAAAGTATGGTTATCTAACACACTATAAAGATTGCGAACATCTAGGGTATGGATTGACCGCTCAAGAGATGTTCGATACATATAACAAAGTTCCACCGCAAGGTGCCAATCTTGAGTTCCGACTACCCTCAACACAAGTCATCTCGAAACGATTGAGTATTACTCAAGAACATGCGGGTTATGAAGAGAGGTTCGTCAAAGAACCTTGGAAAAGGTCACACGCATTTGTAGTTTTAGATTGACAAATCCTGTTTGACTCTGTATAATACTACACAATAATATGAGGTTTATTTTATGCAATTTTATACTACTGTTGAGCGGTTTGGCAATAATCTCCTTTATCGAGGATACGATGGAACTGAAAGGATATCTAAGAAAATCCCCTTCAGTCCAACACTCTTCGTCCGTTCAGAAAAAGGGAACTGGAAAAACCTACAAGGTCAATCCGTAGCACCTGTCGAATTCGACACCATGCGTGAAGCGACTGACTTCATCAAACGATATGATGGTGTGCAGAACATGGATGTCTATGGACAAAACAATTTTATCACGCAGTTTATCACTCAACGGTTTCCTAACGAAATCAAGTTTGATTCGAATGTGATGACTATCGTAACCTTGGATATCGAGGTTGCATCCGATGAGGGTTTCCCCGAACCCGACAAGGCTGACTATCCTGTTATCTCGATTGCGTTGAAATCAAACAAGTCTGACAAGTATGTGGTGTTTGGTCTTGGTGATTATGATGCACCTGACAATGTAATCTTTGTTCACTCTGACAACGAAGCAGAGATGTTAAACAAGTTTCTGAAGTATTGGTCTGACTCTCTTGACCCTGATGTCATCACAGGTTGGAACACCAAGAACTTTGATATTCCTTATCTTGTTAACAGAACAAGAAAATGTTTTGGTGATGAAACCGTAAAACGATTCTCACCTTGGGGTGTGGTTAATCCGAAGGTAGTGAAGGGTAATGTATTCATTCCTGATTCCAATACCTACGAGATGTGTGGTATTGCACAACTCGATTACTATGACCTGTTTCGTAAGTTCACCTACAACACACTAGGTCAACAAGAATCCTATCGACTCGACCATATCTCTCATGTAGTTCTTGGTGAACGTAAACTGTCCTATGAAGAACATGGTAATCTTCACACACTCTACAAGAATGATTATCAGAAGTTCATCGATTACAATATCAAAGACGTTGAACTTGTGGCACGTCTTGATGAAAACCTTGGACTTCTTGACCTTGCATTTACCATGGCGTATCGTGGTGGGGTAAACTTCGAAGACGTTCTTGGAACAACACACATTTGGGATTCAATCATCTATCGTATTCTGAACAATCGTAAAGTTGCGATTCCGCAGAAACGTGAGAAACCCAAAGGTAACTATGAGGGTGGTTATGTAAAAGAACCACAAGTCGGTTCGCATGATTGGGTGGTATCATTTGACCTTAACTCTCTGTATCCAAACATTCTTGTGCAATATAATATGTCACCCGAAACTGTGACCGATGGATTGATTGATACTAACGTCCCGCTTATGTTACATCGTAAGTCAAACCATACCGATGCAGATGCAATGAAGTATGCAGTTGCACCAAGCGGTGTGCGATTCAAGAAAGACCGTGAAGGTGTTATCCCATCTATCATTCGTGAATACTATGATGAACGTAAAGTCATCAAGAAAGAAATGATTGAGGCGCAGAAAGAATACGAGACCGCACCGACTCAGGCTTTGCGTAACAAAATCTCAACGCTTGACAATCAACAGATGTCCATCAAGATTCTTATGAACTCTCTCTATGGTGCGTTGGGTAATCGATGGTTTCGATACTTTGACCAACGTGTTGCAGAGTCCGTAACACTTGCGGGTCAGTTGTCTATTCTATGGGCAGAGAAAGCAATCAATGAAGAGATGAACAAACTTCTTGACAGTGATGATGATTATGTGATTGCAATCGATACCGATTCACTCTATATCAACATGTCCAAACTTGTGAAGAAGTTTGACCCCAAAGACCCTGTAAAGTTTCTTGATAAGATTGCGTCCGAACACTTCGAACCTGTATTGACCAAAGCGTATGATAAACTTGCAACCTATACAGGTGCGTATACCAATCGTATGGAGATGGGACGTGAGGTGATTGCTGACCGTGGTATTTGGGTTGCGAAGAAACGTTACATTCTAAACGTGCATAATAACGAGGGTGTGCAATACAAAGAACCCAAGTTGAAACTCATGGGTATCGAGGCAGTCAAATCATCGACACCACAGGTGGTGCGTGAAAAGATGAAAGAAATGTTTCATATATTAGTCAATGGTTCAGAATTAGAAACACAATCGTTCATTTCTAACTTCCGTTCTGAGTTTCGTAAACTTCCCGCCGAGGATGTATCATTCCCTCGTGGGGTGAGTGACCTATCCAAGTGGCGTGATGCAAAAAACATTTATGGTAAAGGATGTCCTATTCATGTTCGGGGTGCGTTACTCTATAACCATCACCTGAAACAACAGAACCTTCGACACGAGACCGTCAAGAACGGCGAGAAGATTAAGTTCGTATATCTGAAACAACCGAATCCTATCAAGGAGAACGTTATCAGTTATCCGCAGAATCTTCCCCGTGAGTTTGGTCTTGAGTCTTATATTGATTACGACAAACAGTTTACCAAAACTTTTGTTGACCCGCTTGAACCAATCCTTAGCGCAGTTGGTTGGAGTGCAGAACCACGTGCTAGTTTGGAGGATTTTTTTGGATGATGACATTATGGGGAGAGGACGAAACCCTTGAGACTAAGGTGTGTTCTCTATGTGGTGAAGAAAAACATATTCATGAGTTTGGATTACGAAGTGGTAAGAAAGAGAACTTTGCACATACTCGACAGAACAGACGTAACGAGTGTAGTAGTTGCAAATCAAAACTAAACAAACAGACTCAGACTGCAAAGAAGTTAGCTGGCCCTGTTCCTGACAATCATGTGTGTCCTATGTGTGATAGGAATGAAGAACAACTCAGAGGTGACCACAACGGTTGGCAAGGTAAGTCGCCTTGGGTTCTTGACCATGACCATAATACTGGTGCGTTTCGTGAATGGATATGTCAACACTGCAATATTGCAATCGGGTCTAACGGATTCAATGAAAATATTAAGTCGTTAAATAATGCAATAAAATACTTGACAAAACATGCCTGACTTGTTATTATAATATTATGAGTTGTTTAATAAATGAAAGCATAAAAGAGAAAATCTTTGACGAGCAAGTTCTACCACTAGGTAAGTTGCAGTTAGCAATGGCCTTGGGTCTACCTGAACCGATAGGTATAGAGGACATGCAGAACGCATTGGTCGAAAAACTATTTGACGAAATGTCTTGACAAACCCTGATGGGTAGGATATAATGTTCCACAATGAATTACAGTCTAACGATATTCAAGAATACTTACGACAACAAGACGCATCGAACTATGCGTCTCAACAGTCTTGTCGA